AAATTCAGCGGCACTCACGCCACACTAGAATCTAACGGACTAAGCTTTGACGAGGTCGCTAATGGCGCGTCCAGCGATTGAGATCACCGAAGAAATCATAGAAAAGGCCGAATCCCTTGCCGCTCGTGGCCTCACAATGGAACAAATAGCATCTTGCCTCGGCATGGGCGAACGTACTTTGTATGAAAAAAAGGCATTATACCCGCAGTTGGCGCAGGCTATAAAAGAAGGCGGCGACAAAGGCATCAGCATTATAGCCAATGCCTTGTTCGAAAATGCCAAGTCTGGCAATACAACTGCACAAATATTCTACATGAAGGCACGCGCTAAGTGGCAAGATCACCACAAAGAGGATAAGGCTGACGAGGCCACCTACGTCATGCAAAAGATCATCGATAAACTGGGCAATTGATTTTGCAATTACGTTAAGGCACAATGTTATCACGGCTCACAGGAGTGACCGCACTTGAAAAGGAGTTCAATCTAATGGCTATTACTTTCATTCAACGAATTACTGGCTCTACAAATAACCTAGTTTATATCGAAACTACAGATACGACCGCCGCCGCATTAGCAGCGGGTTATATCACCGCTCAAACCCCGAACATCACTGCTCTTAACGAAGGCGTTTGGACTTGGGAAACCAACGATTGCATTATGCTTTCGGCCTCTGATGGCATAAGCTGGTGTTCTATCACACCAAATTTTAGCACTCTAATTGAATTTGCCTCCTCTGCGCTTAGCCAACAAACATTGGCGACCTTGGGAATCCACACCTCACTTTTCACTAACGCAGGCGGCAGCGCAACCACGACCATTACTGATACAGCCATTACTGCGGCCAGCGTAGTTATTGCTCGTTGGCAGAGCAGCGCAAACCCTGTTCACGTACTGACGGTATTACCCGCAGCCGGCAGCTTAACAGTGGTATCAAGCGCTGACCCTGGTGCATCCGTATTAGAGTATATTTCTTATACACCTTCTACACGTTTATCGTCCGCTGGTGTAATCGTTGGCAAAGCCTCTTATGCTGGTGGCGCTGCGACATTCACCGTTCCCGCTCCAGGTGTTACAGCTGCGATGACAATCAATGCTAACTTCCAAAGTGAAGCAAATGCCGCTGGTGTCTATACGGTAATCGCTGGCGCTGGAACCATAACAGTCGTTGCCAATACAAACCCTGGCGTCTCTGTTGTCGAATATTCCGCTTTTGTGCCGAATGCCACACTCACTGGGGTTGGGCTCTACGGCGCTGACTACGCTAACGCTGGTGGATCTGCAACTATCACCATTACTGATGCTAATATCACAACCTCAAGCATTGTGACGGCTGATTTCAATTCTCAAGCGAATGTCTCATACATTGAAAAAGTGACCCCAACGGCTGGAACTTTAACCATTCTCGCAAGCGCTGACCCTGGCGTATCTGTTATCGATTACATCGCTACATCAAACGTTGTGGGCGGCCCATTCTTACGCGCTGCTAACAACTTATCAGATGTAAATAGCGCATCGACGTCTTTAGCTAATCTCGGCGGCTTGGCATTAGCTGGCGGTCAAATGACTGGCTCTATCTTGCTTGATCGCGGAACGGCGACAAGTACAGCGGGTGCGGCTACTGTAAATCACCAGGCTGGTGTTATTACTACCGAAATTTTATCAACCGCCGCCGCTTCTGCTTATGCGTTCACCCTAACTAACTCACGAATTACAACCGCTTCTATTGTGTTATTACAATTAATGGGCGGAACGAATACGACCAGAGGACTGGAATTAAGGGCTATCCCTGGAAATGGTTCGGCTACGCTTTCAATCTACAATAACAACGTAGCGGGAACGGGGCTGAATGGCACACTAATCTTTGGATTTGTGGTTATCTAATAACTCTTAAGGAGATTAAAAAATGAATGAATTTGACGGTGAAGCAGGCGCAGTGGAAAACGTGAAGGGCGAGCATTATGTCGCTATGCCCAAATCATGGGAAGCGCGTAATAACATGGATATGAATAAAGGCATGGGTTACAACAATATGGCCGACTTGGCAAATACCCCACACCCAGCAACTAAAATGGAAGGCGCTAAGAATAATCGTCAAATCATGGGCAATGGCTCAGGTGACAACGATTATAATTATAACGCTGACCGTTAATAGAACACCAAGGCCCCTTATTGCCTAGAGCGCTGCCGTCGGTCGGCGGGTGTAACAACCGACACCATTTTCTTGTATATATAAGGACGTATATATAATGACTCACGATGCCTCCGCTACTGAATCAAACATAAACAAAGACGCAGTTAAGCAAATCCTTTGGGATGCCTTTTTCGGGCATTTCTTGCCTATGTGCGAGCAAGTTAAGAAGCTGCCCATTGACCCAGTTGTCATGCAGCACATCTTGTTCAAGTTTAATGATGGGATGCTCTACGTCAAAGATCAAATCATTGCGATTGATTTTGACAAACCCATGCCGCCGCAGTCTGCGCCATCTGCGCCGCCAATCGCCGACCCTGTTGTACCAGTTGAGGCAACCCAACAAGCAGCCTAACAAGTGAACTAATGATCACGGACGATCAGCTTGATACATTGCGTGACTTTAAAAAGTTTGCCCCTAAATTCCTTGTCATAAGGACTAAATCGGGGCAACCTAGACCATTCGCATTCAATAGGGCACAAATATACTTACATGACAGACTTCAAGCGCAAAAAGAGAAAACAGGCAGGGTAAGAGCTGTTATATTAAAAGGTCGTCAGCAGGGGTGCTGTTGGTCAAAAAATATGCAAGTTCTAACTTCCGATTATAGATGGGTTAAAATAGATAATATTAAGATAGGCGATAAATTAGTCGCTTGTGATGAAGAATCATCTGGAAAGACTGGAATGGGATATAAAAAATCCCGTAAATTTAGAACAGCAATAGTAGAAGATAAGAGAGAATTTTTTAAAGAAGCGTTTGAAGTAATCCTAGATAATGGAGCGCGTCTCGAAGTCACCGGCAATCACCGAATGTTATGTAAAAAGCGTGGAGGTGATGAACAACAATGGAGAGAAATTAGTGATTTAAAAGTTGGCGATGTAATTAGAGTGGCTACCAGACCTCCAAATTACGAATGTCAAACTTACGAAGATGGCTGGATGGCAGGAATTATTGATGGAGAAGGAAGCGCGCGATTATCAGGAGCAAAAAGGCTTAGCGTTCATCAAGTAGCCGGTAAAATTCTTGCTAGAATGAAAAAATATTTCCATGATCGTGATATTCCGTATAAAGAAGTATTGGATAATAGAAAAGCAGGAGAAAGCAGTAAGTATGGTGATAAGCCTGTTCATAGGCTGGATATTCATAGATTACCATATTTGATGGAAATATTTGCGCGATGTAGACCGACAAGATTTACTCTTGATGAATGGTATGTTGGGCATGAATTACCAGGAAAAGCGGCAACAGACGGAATAAGACCTTGGGCTAAGATATTATCAATAAAATCGATAGGTAAACAAAATGTCATCGACTTGCAAACAAGCGAAAAAACATTCATCTGTGAAGGACTTGTCTCACATAACTCTACTTATATACAAGCTAGATTTTTCCATCAGGTCATCACCAGCCGAGGAAAGAAAGCATTTATTCTCACTCATGACAAAGAAGCAACAAAAAACCTTTTTAGCATGGCTCAACGCTTCTATGAAAACCTTGAACCTGGTCTTGTTCCTAAACCTGACACTGCCAATGCCCGCGAAATGTACTTCAAAGACTTCGACAGCGGATATGCGGTGGGAACTGCTGGAAATAGGGCCGTTGGGCGCTCTCAAACAGTTCAATTGTTTCATGGATCAGAGGTCGGATACTGGGCGTTCGCGGAAGATCACTCGAAAGGCATCCTGCAAGCGATTAGTAACGAGGCGGGTACCGAAGTTATTCTCGAAAGCACCGCCAACGGAATAGGTAATTACTTCCACCAACGTTGGGTAAATGGCATGAACCCAGATAGCGAGTACCAGGCAATCTTCTTGCCCTGGTATTGGCAGGATGAGTACACCTATTCAGCCAATGGCCTCAATCTCACCGATGAAGAACTCAACCTATTCGATCTATACGGCGAAAATGGTCTTACGCATGAGCATTTAGCATGGCGTAGAGTCAAAATAAACGAGTTTAGCAAGGACTTTGAGGCTGGCAGAGCCTTTTTCAATGTCGAATACCCTTTTAATGCCACAGAAGCGTTTAAAAACCCAATTCAGAATGTCCTTATACACTCAAAATACGTAGAAATAGCGCGTAAGAACGACCTTGAGATCAAAGGGCCACTAATCATAGGCGTTGACGTTGCGATCAGCGACCGCGATAGAACGGCAATCATAAGGCGGCGCGGCAGGGTGGCATTTAACTTACAGCGCATTAGCAATTACAACACTATGGAGATATGCGGCTTATTGAAGCGCATCATATTGGAAGAAAACCCCGACAAAGTTTATATTGACTGTATAGGCATTGGCGCCGGCGTTGTCGATAGAATGCAGGAAATGGGTTTTTCAATGGTTGAGGGCGTGAATGTGGCGCGTTCCGCGAATGATAAGGAAAAGTTTAAGAATCTACGCGCTGAGTTATGGTGCGACATGCGCGATTGGTTCCAGGGGGAATTGCCGGTACAGGTGCCAGACCAGGATGAGCTGCACGGCGAGCTATGTTCATTAGGTTTCAAGGAGAATTCAAGTGGCCAAATTCAGATTGAAAGTAAGGATGATTTGCGCGCTAGGGGTATGCCCTCGCCTGATGGCGCAGATTCGCTCAGTCTCACATTTTTTGGTGGATTTTACGGCGATGTTTCTTCGGGGCATATCCAGGTACCGCAGCTAAATCCTTATGAGAGGGCGATGTTTAGATGATTAAACTATGCTCCGTAGAAAATTGCATTAATAGGGCGATTCATAGGCGAACTTTATGCCAGCCCCACAAATATAGACGGGAAAAGTATAAATCATTCGGCGAACGGCCTAAGGTTATTCTAGCCATAGGGATTGTTAAGATATGTAAAATTCATGGCGAATTATCCCGAGAGCAAACTAGGATTTATAAACGTAAAAACAATAAAGATTATTATCTCTGCCTGGCCTGCGCCAGAAAATCTGGCAGCTTCAATCAAAAAAAACGCCGCACTAAAGAAGAATACAAGGAATATCATAGGATCAAGCAGAAAGAATGGAGGGCTAAGAACTATGAGAAATGCCGGCAAATAGAAAAGAAATCCAGGGAAAAGAAAAATAAACGCCCTTATAAATGTTATTACAAGCGCCGTGAAATGGGCAGAGAATACCACAAAAAATACAGGATGGAAGGCCGGAAAAACTTATCAGATTTCTACATAAAGCATTTGTTGGGGAAAGGTAAAGATGGAAAAATGGTGGTGTCAGCAAAACAGATATCGCCTGAATTGGTAGAGGCAAAAAGGATGCAATTACTTCTAAAACGAAAACTTAAGGAGCTAAGGAATGGCGATAAACAATGTAGTGGAACTGCGTAATTTTTTATCAAAGGAACTGGAAAGAGTTAGTAGCGGCGAGATTAGCCCTGCCATGGCAAACGCTTCTGCTAACCTATCCGGCAAGATTCTATCCTCTGTTAAAATGGAGCTGGAATACAATAAAATGACTGGGCATAATCCTGAAATCATGTTTATTAAGGATTTTGACAATAGGTCAAACAAGCTAGAACATACCAAGGCATCGCTGGAAAAGATCATCGAGAAGCTTTAATGTGCTGCGCATGAGTTTTATAAGACCAAAAGGGAACAGCGAATATGCGAAAGTTGTGGAAAACCATTCGAATGCTATGTTTATGCGCCTGCAAGATGTTGTTCGAGAAAATGCGGAGCGCGTTTGCGTTGGGGTTAGTGGCGCCGATGCTCTTAGTCTCTCTTTTTTCGGCGGTTTTTATGGCGATGTTTAGATGACACGTGATTCAAAATATATTGCCACATTACCTGATGGATCGGAATGGCGAATGATGGAAATAGGCGATCATGGTCTATGGCTTATTGTCTGTCATCCAAAAGAAGGTATTAAGATGTACCGTCTGGATGGCTCAACATTGGTTGAAGAAAAGATAGTGTTTGAGCCTAAGCCTGATTAATGCGAGGTTCACATAGATGAGCGATGAAATGGTGTTAAACGGCTTAGAGGTGGTAAATGCTTGAAGATGGCCTCTACCAAGTAACAACGCCATATCTTTGCGCCGGATTTGTCGTCGAGAATAGCAAAGTTACGCAGTGTGCACCGATATTGCGTACGCGGCTGAAATATTGGATGACGGTGGCAAAGAAGATAAAATGAGGCAATTTTCGTGAAAACTGCTTTGGTTTCGTGAAAACCGATTTATAGCAATAAAAGCTAAAAAGCTGTACAATGGCTAAATGATATTCAAGGATGAATACATATGCCCAGGAAGGATCCTGAACTATGTTCCACTATCCGCGATCGCGTTGATAAGTGGGAGAAATATTGGACGATCAACCGCTCGTTATACTACGAATGGATTGATTTCGTCATGGGCGATCAGTGGCGCGATGACGAATCCAAACTGTTCGAGCGCTACAACAAAATCCCTCTCGTATTCAATAAGCTCGGCGTTCTAATGAATCACCTTTTGGGTGATCAAATGCAGAATACGCCAAACCTTCAAGTGTTACCCGATGAAGATGTTCCCGTTGAAGCAGCAGAAGCCCGCGCCGCGCTCGTTAAACATATTAGTCTTAACTCAGATGCGAAAAGTGTCTATCAGCAATCATTCTGGCAATCGATTGTCGGCGGTTATGGCGGTCATCATTTCGCAACGCGCTATGTGGACAACAAAAGTTTCGACCAGGAAATCTATTTAGAATCTAGAGATGACCCGAATAATTACTATTGGGATATCTCAGCGAAAACAAAATGCAAGACCGATGGCATGTACGCCGGATTCCGCACAAGGATTTCGCGCAGAAAGTTTCGTGACCGATGGGGCAAGGACATTGAGAGCCAGATAGGGACATCCGCTATCACAGAAGATAGCACGATGGCGTTCGCGGACGATGACTCAATCACGCAAGTGGATGACTTCATGCGCGAACCTCAGTCGGTCACGATTTATCAATTGTCCGATGGCACAACAGTGGACAATGAAGGTTTCAAGAATCTTGAGAAGATCAAGATCGATGGCAAGAAAATGATTATGAACAACGGAATGCCGGTTACGGTTCTTCAAAAGCGCGAAACGGTCAAATACACAATCAAGCATAGACAGATCGCTGGTGACTTTGTATTGGAAGAAGAAGATTTCCCCAGCGAACAATTACCGGTCATATTCGTTGACCAAAAGAGTTACTTTACTAAGCAAGGCCAACAAATCACACGCTCGTTCTTTAAAGACGTTAAGGACGCGCAGAAATACTTAAACTATCTCGCCACCCAGTCAGCATATCTCGTTAAGATATCTCGCTATGACCAGTTCATAGCCCCTCGCAAATGTGTTTCAAGTCCAGATGTCCAGCAAATGTGGCGAGATCCTTCAATTGTTCAAGGAGCTTTAGTCTATGATGAAACACCAAGTGGCGCAGTGCCTCAACAAATAAAACCAGCCGAGTTGTCAGCATCCCTTGTGCAGCAATATGAACGCACGATGATGGATATACAAACCGGCACCGGAATGTATGACACTCAGATGGGAGATCAAGGAAATGAAAATTCAGGCAAGGCCATTGACGCTCGCACCCAAACCGGATCAAAGAACACTTATGTTCCTTATAATAGTCTCAATATTGCTATTGCGGTGGGCGGCGAAATTATAAATGAGATGATACCAAGCGTTTACGACACGCAACGCAATTTAGTATTGCCCATGCAAGATTCAGAAGCCAAGAATGTCACGATCAATAAGCGTATGGACGAATATGGTTTGCAAATTCAAAATGACATGACCAAAGGGCGCTTCAAGATTAGGTTGAAGCCTGGGCCGAGTTATGAGGGGCAGAAGCAAGAGGCATTGTTATCATTGCAATCCGTCCTGCAAGCCGACAGAAGCGGCCAAGTGTTCCCGATGATAGCCGACCTCTATGCTGAAAACCTACCGCTCGATAACAATATGGAATTGAAAAACCGATTACGCACACTCGTTCCGCCTGAGATCATCCAGGCAGGCAAGACGGGCAAGCCATTGCCGCCAAAACAACCGCAACCTGACCCGAACATGATTCTTGCTGAGTTGAAGAAACAGGAATTGCAACAGAAGATGCAAGAAGCGCAAATGAAACACGATCGCGAATCGAAAGGGCTTGAGATCAAACAATCTGAGTTACAAAGGAAGGCAATCGAAACCCAACAAGACATGACTATGCAGTTTGAGAAAATAGAGGCCGAGAAGCAAGAGAAGGCCGCCGAGTTGCAAGAATCCATTCTGCGCTACCAAGCTGAGATGCAACGCGTAAGCGCTGATATGCAAATGAACCATAGCCAAAACATTATCAAGTTATTGACCCATGCAGGCCAAGTCCATCATGAAAAAGATATGCAAGCATTAGAACATACCCACCAGAAACGCATTCATTCAATGACAGGAGCAAATCATGCAGGAAGCACATAACATCGATTCAGCGCTAGTGAAAGACATGGCATCACGGATGAACCAACAGGCACCCGTTCAGGCCGCTGTTGAGGTTTCATCGCCCAATGAGCCGGAGGCTATGGCAGAGGCAGACGTTCCACATAGAACAATGGATGAGCCTATTAGCGCAGAAAGTGAACAACCTGTTGCGGCTGCTGCACAGCCTGAAAGTACGCCAAATACCGCTCAAGAAGAAGCCAAAGCCGCGCCAGATCAAGCCATTGACGAATATGGCAATCCCATGGCAAAGCCCAAAATGTATACAGAGGAAGAATTTAACCAACGCCTAAATGAGGGCATTCGCCAGCGTTTAGCGCGAGGCAAGTTTGCTGAACAGCAACCTACCCAACAGCAAGTCAAGGCCGCCGCTGATGAATTTACGGCAGATCCGAATAGCGAGGAAACTTGGGAAACACAACTTGAATCGTTCATTGAAAAAACACTTGAAAAGCGCCAAGCCAAACAAACAGAGCAACAATGGCGCGAACAGGAAAATGCAAGGCAAGCCGATTTTGAAACCAAGTTTAACTCTGGTATGAGCAAATACTCTGATTTCGATAGCGTAGTACAACCTATGGTCAGCCAGCAAAAGATTACTCGCGATATGATGTTGGCAGCGCGTAATTTAGATAACCCAGCGGCGTTCATATATGGCGCATCGAAAATGCATCCACAAGAATTGGATCGCATTTCGCGCATTGCTGACCCTTACGCACAGGCGGCAGAAATTGGACGCTTGCATGAAAAGATGGTGAAGACCAAGAACATTGTGAGCGCAGCGCCGCGACCATTAGATTCCCCACGTGGCGATATGCCAGCGAAAGCCATGAACATGCCGTCACTTGAAGATAGGATTGCCCAACATGCAAAACAAAAGCAAGCCAGACGATAAGCAATGCAGCAACCCTGAATGTTTTTACAACCCAGGGGGATTGATAAGGCCGCATGTACATGTTCACACTGCAAATGGTAGCTATGTGAAATTTATCGTGGAGAATAAAAAGTGACTGAAGTTGAACAAATATTTATGTTTTTAGAGGCACATCAACAAATGATAGACCATGTTGAAAATGGCATCGAAAAATGTTTTGATAGAATAGAGTACATTGAAAAAATGTTAAAAGAAAATCACATAGGAGAATAATCATGCCAATACCAGGTGATAATGGAAATCCTGCAAAAGAAAAACATGAGCAGGAAAATCGAATAACAGATGTTGCTAACCACGATGCGTGCGTTCAGAAAGAAGTCATGCTTAATGCGCCAGCGCCCAAAGAGAAATGTATTTTTGGAGAAGTCTAATGCAAAGGCTCATCGAGAAATTTGGTGTTAAAAAAGTTCAACATCGAATTTTTGATGACAAAGGAAGGTCTCACATTGTTAAGGAGGAAGAAATGCCAAAATATTCAAACGACAAAGAATGTTGCTATGAAGAAATGTCCAATGAAGGCAAGGATGGCGGACAAAGTATTACTAAAATCGATAAC